CACAAACCACAGCCCATTTCAGACCGAAAAAAATCGCGCTCGCTCGCTACGCTCGCTCGCGGTCTGCCGATGGCAGAGATAGTCACATACTAAAAAACGGTACGCATACAGGCACGGTATCCCGTATCCGTACAAGCCAAAGCCTTTTGCGCTTCGCGCTCTTGTCGGCTTTATCGTGTCGGCCGATAGCCGACCCCAGTACTATTAAGCCCGTCCCGTGCTATATATACACTATCGCATCATAATATTTTTACAGTATTACGGGATGCTCAGTGTACGATATGTCCGTATTTAGTATATATACGGGTGACTTACGTCACATTCTTTATATCACACCGTTCGCTTTTTGCTTTTGAACGGGTTATACTATATAGACGAACGAAAAGCACATAGTGAGTCTATCTCGTGTGAGAGGATGGCTTATTGCCATCCACGAACCCAAGGGGTTAGCGAGGCTCGCCAAAGCGAGCCGAGCGATAAAGGGGATTACAGAACCTGATTGGTATAGGTTTTTATAAGGGGAGTTATGGCAGCGGTCAAAGGTAAAGAACACCACAATGTGGTAGCCTTAAGAGAGGCAAAAGCCAAGGTTCTAGAGTTCATTAAGCAGGGACTTAGCCTTGATGACTCTATTGCTAGAGCCGACCGTAAGCCAGATGTAATGAAGGTCTGGCGTCAAGACGCCGCCTTTATGACCGCTCTTGAGAAAGCCCGCCGTGAAGGTGAGAAGGTTCTCAGCGCAGTCACAGGAGATGCTAAGTACAAGATTGGCTTTGAGCAGTTCTCGAAAGAGTTCCTTGACTCGCCTATCTTCCCTCACCACCGTTCCTGGATTGACATCATTGAGTCCCGTGAGCCAAGTTACATTCATTCTTCGATGGTCTATGAGCCTGCCAGCCCTAAGCGTTTGCTAGTCAACGTCCCGCCTGAGCACGCCAAGTCAACGGTCATCACAGTCAACTACTGTGTCTACCGTATTGCCATGGACCCGAACATTAAGATTACCATCGTATCCAAGACTCAGGAGCGCGCTAAGGAGTATCTCTACTCCATCAAGCAGCGCCTCTCCCATGAACGCTGGGCTAAGATGCAATCCGTCTATGGCTCGGCTGGAGGATGGAAAGAAGATGCGGATACTTGGAAGGCTGATAGGATTTACCTTTCTCGTGATTCTACCGAGAAGGACCCGACAGTGCAAGCGCTGGGAGTTGGTGGTCAGATTACTGGCGCCCGTTCCAACCTCATCATCTTGGATGACGTTGTTACGACTTCAAACGCGCATGAATGGGAAAAGCAACTCCTCTGGCTCCAGAGAGACGTAATCACCAGACTTGGTGACAATGGTAAGTTGTTAGTTGTAGGCACACGTATTGCCTCTAATGACCTATACCGTGAGATTAGGAACCCTGACCACTGGACTGGTGGTAAGACTCCTTTTACATACATGTCTATGCCTGCTGTATTGGAGTATGATAATGACCCAGAAAAATGGATTACGCTGTGGCCCAAATCTCATCTTCCCTGGGAAGGTTCGGATGAGAATATCCTTCCCGATGAGAACGGTCTTTATCCTAAGTGGAATGGGCCCGCGCTGTTTAGGCGGCGCTCTGAAGTTTCCCCGAGTGCGTGGGCATTGGTTTATCAGCAGCAAGACATCCAAGAAGATTCCATCTTTCCACCTGCATGTGTCCAAGGTTCAGTTAACAGGATGCGCAAGCGTGGCAAACTAAAGCCAGGCACACCAGGACATCCTGCTGAGCAAGGACAATGGTACACCATCATGGGTCTTGACCCAGCGATGACTGGTAACACTGCAGCGGTAATCATGACAGTAGACCGCCAGACCCGCAAGAGATATGTTTTAGATGTTGAGAATATGCAAGAACCAACTCCTCAGAAGATTCAGAAACTGATTGAGGACTGGTGCGAGAAGTATCACCCACAAGAATTACGTATTGAGATTAACGCACATCAGAAGGCTTACGCCTTAGATGAGACTCTTCGTACCTACCTAGCATCTGCTGGAGTAAAATTCTCAAGCCAGTTTACTGGTAAGAACAAATGGGACACATCATTTGGTGTGGCTGCCATATCAGGTCTCTTTGGGACTATGCGTGGCAACACATTCAATCATGATAACCTGATAGAACTTCCTTCACAGGATGGCTCAGAAGGTATCAAGGCTCTTATCCAACAATTGATTACTTGGAAGCCTGACACTAAGGGTAAGACAGACTGCGTAATGGCGCTCTGGTTCTGTGAACTACGTGCACGTGAAGTCATCAATACTCAAAGAATTACTCAAAGTCACATTGCAAATAAATGGGCTACACCTCGCCAAGAGGCTACTCGTTACATGGTAAATGTAAACGACTACCAATTTGGCGATAACGAATAGGATAACAATGGCAGACATCAAGACTATTGCACGGCGTGTAGACGCCATGAAGCATCGTGCTGCAGAGCGCGACGGCAAAATGGCTAGCATCCTTGCAGTACGTAAGGGAGGAATGGCTCAGGTATTTCCTGACATGTTCCCTACAGACATGCCTCATGCCATGGTTGCCAACTTTGTGGATGTTGCAGCCCGAGACTTGGCTGAAGTTCTAGCACCGTTACCTTCAATCAACTGCTCCGCAACTAATGTTACATCTGACCGTGCCCGCACATTTGCGGATAAGCGCAGCATGATTGCAAACAACTACGTATACACATCACGCTTGCAGACTCAGATGTACCCTGGTTCAGACCAATACTTCACTTATGGCTTCTTGCCTATTCATATTGAACCTGATTGGGAGCACAACCTTCCACGTATTCGTGTTGAAGACCCAATGGGTGCTTACTATGAGCGTGACCGATTTGGTCGTGTGATTGCTTATGCAAAGCGTTACCGCAAGAGCATGGGTGAACTCATCAATGATTTCCCTGAATACTCTGGAGCAATCCTTGGTCAATTTGGTATGGACCAGAACCTTAATCAAGAAATTGAAGTCATCCGCTATATGGATAAGAACAACATTATTTTGTATGTTCCTTCACGCAAAGATTTAATTTTAAGCCAAGCAACAAACCCAATGAAGTGCATGACTGTAGTTATTGCAGAGCGCCCTTCTTTGGATGGTCAACCACGTGGGCAATTTGATGATGTTCTATTCGTACAACTTGCACGTGCACGTTTTGCTAACCTTGCTATGGAAGCGGCTGAAAAGTCAATCCAAGCACCTCTCGTTGTACCTGATGATGTCATTGACCTTCCAATGGGTCCTGATGCAATCATTCGTACAAATCAACCCAATGGTGTTGGGCGTGTTCGTTTGGACATTCCCGCTGCTACTTTCCAGGAGCAATCGGCACTCCAATCAGAATTAAGACTTGGTGCTCGCTATCCTGAAGGTAGAACTGGAAACATTGACGCTAGTGTTATCACTGGTCAAGGTGTCCAGGCATTGCTTGGTGCATTCGATTCTCAGATTAAGGCTGGTCAAACAGTTATTGCTGAGGTACTTGAAGATGTTATCAAGTTATGTTTTGAAATGGATGAACTCCTTTTCAATGTTGATAAGAGTGTCAGAGGTGTAGCACAAGGTACGCCGTACGAGTTAAAGTACATGCCAAGCAAGGACATTAAGGGCGATACTTCGGTAGAAGTTCGATATGGCTTGATGGCTGGATTAGACCCTTCTCGCGCCCTGATTTTCTCTCTTCAAGCGCTAGGTGCAGACCTAGTATCAAAAGATTTCATTCGTCGTGAATTACCATGGAACGTTAACGTTACTATGGAAGAACAACGAATTGAAATTGAAAAGATGCGCGAGAACTTAACTGCAGCAATCACTGCAAGTGCGCAAGCAATTCCTGCTATGGCAGCACAAGGTCAAGACCCATCTAAACTAATCCAGAATATTGCTGATGTTATTGAACGTCGTCGTAAAGGGGATAGTATCGAGGCTGCTGCGTTGGCAGTGTTCATGCCTAAACAGCCTGAACAACCAGCACAGCCAGAGATGGCTCCGCCAGGCACACAAGGCCCAGTTGAGCAAGCGCCCCCGTCCCCAGCGGCTCCTGGACAACCTTCTGGCGGAGCCCCTCAACAACAGGGACAACCAGCAGATTTAGCAACAATGTTAGCAGGCTTAGGAGGCTAAAGTGGCAACTCGCAAAAAGCGCGTAGCAACAGTAGACACCACAGAATACAGCCGTTTGGATATGTACTGTATTTGGCTTGATGAGTTTTACACCTCGCTAATTAGGGCAGGATTTAAACACGAAATTGCTCTTGCACTCGTTGTTGACAAAGAAGCATATCCTGACTGGGTTGAATGGAAACTCCCAACAGATTTAGATATTGCAAAATACATGGATGAAGATGAGGACTAAAAATGGCAGAAGTAGTTTCAGGAGTAGGCGCTAACTCTAGCCGTACTGATAAAAACCTTAGTGCTCGTGTACAACGTGTAGTCAATGATGCTAAAATTCAAAATTCTACAGGTGGCGCATATAATGAACGCGCTAATCTAACAAATCTTGCACAAGGTGCTCCAATGGCTCAGGCTATGCCTGCCGTTACAGCACCTACAGGAGAAATGACTCCTCGTGGAGTTCAAACTACTGGTGCTTTTGCTCCTGGTAATCCAGACCTTCCGCTCTCACATGGTGCAGATGGTGGTCCTGGCGCAGATAGTTCTATCTTGCAGACTCCAGTTGATGCACCAGACCAAAGTTCAATACTTGCTCGCGCTTTGTTACAAGCAAACCCTACATCACGTTCACTACTTATGATGGTAGAAGCATACAACGAAATGGAATCAAATGGCTGATGTAAATGCAGCCATTAAGGGTTATTTAAGCGACACTAGAACGCCTTTGCAGCAGATGATAGACCTACAGACTGCATCTATGCGTGGTGATGAATTAAATAACTTTAATGATATCCTTAAAAAGTATCCTAGCATGAGCAATGACCTTGTTATGTCTATGGTAAAACAAGGAATTACTGCTAATACTCCTGGTATTGGTAAGATTACTAGCGTTGATGGTCTTGCTCAACTTAAAACTGCTTCACTCAAAGTTGATAAAATCAAGAGTCAAGTAAAACCTAGTCGTGGAATCTTTGGCGGAATAGAATCAGCATTTACAAATGCAGTCTACGACCCATTCAAGGGTGCTACTCGTTTGCTTTTTGCTGGACTTCGCTCACCTTATGATACTGTTACTACATTAGGACGAGATGTAACTGCACTTTCTCGTGGTGAAAAAGGTGCTGGAGCGCAGACTCTTAAAGATTTAGGACAAGGAATTCTTGGCGAGAGTACAACTCTTGGTCAAACAATTCGTAATCTTAATAATGGAACTGGTTCTGGATTCTTTGTAACACCTGAAAGCAAGGTTGGCAAAGCACAAGCCAAGGAAATGGCTCAGTTTGGTCTTGTCAATGGCAAGTCATTTACTATTGGACGAGGCATATTCAATGGTGTAGGTATGAATCCTAACAGCAATGCCTATCATATTCTATCAGGTGTCGTAGATGCAACACTTAATGTTGCTACAGACCCATCAATTTACTTTGGACCTGGTGCTGTAGGCAAGATTATTACCCAAGGCAAGACTTTAACCAAGATTGGTAAAGAAGTTGCACCTTATACAAAGTCTTACTTTGATAACATAAGTAAAGAAGCAATTGCTGACCTTGAAAAAAGTGGTCAAATTACAAAAGATAAAATTTCTAAGAAAATTTCTAGTCCTTATAAGCGTATTGCTAATGAATACAAGTCTAAAGAGCAGGAAATCATTGCTGCAGAGCAGAAGATTACTGACCGTCAGGTTGGAACTGCACAGAAACTGCTTAATTTTGAATCAAACAAGTGGATGCGTTGGACTAATGAACCTGCAGATAGCACCGTAAAGCAGACCCTTTCTAATAAGAACATTGCTGAGTGGTTTGTAGGAAATCCAAAGACACAGACTGGTGAACTTACCCAGGCTATGGATTTGCTTTCTGCTGACATGAAGAATACTGGCGGATTCTTTGATGGTCACATTATCCTTGATGAAGTTCCACAATATGGCAAGATTAGTGCTGGAGCACATGGACTCGATGAGTACATTGTAACTGCTAATGATGCTAAAAAACTAAAACTTCTTGATTTAGGTGATACTTTTAAGAATGCTGATGAGGCTACACGTACTGCTGAATCATTACGCCGTGCTAAGTTTGCAGATGCGCTTGATAAATTGGGAAAGAATGCCAAAGACCCAGATTTTAAAGTTTATAATGAACTTGCAACTAATCTTCGTGATGGTGCTGCAAATCTTGATGGTTTTATTGGTTCGTTGTTTAGCCAAGGTGATTTACTTGTAGAAGCAAAATCTTTAGGCTCACTTATTGGTGAAGTTGCTGACTATAAGAACTTTAATGTCATGAGCAAGATTACAAGCACCATTGAAAAAATTTGGAAACCAGATGGTTTCACTAATATCCGTTCTATTTATGGCAAAGAAGGCGGCGTAGTCATCACTCGTGGTGAACGTATTGCTGCTACTCGTGCTGAGGTTGGCAACGCTGCAGCAGAGTTTGCAGACCCAACTAACCTTGGTCCTAATGTAATGAAGTTACTTGAATCTGTGCAAGATACTAAGGCTTCAATTGCTAATCGCCAAAATGAACTTGATGACCTGCTTAATAAGCAATTAGATTTAAAAGATAAAGAAATTTGGTTTCAGCAACTTCGTGAGAAGGCTAATGGAGACCCAGAAATGCTTCGTCAATTAATTCAAGACCCAGCAAATGCTGGTATTAAGGGATTACTTAAACTTGAAGCAGAACTTGCAGACAATGCTGTAATGCGTGAATCAATCCATTCACAAATTGGTATTACAGATAACTTTATGGGCAATGTCCTTGATACACCTGGTGTTGAAAAAGGACTTAAGTTCATGCTTGGACGTCAGTTCCAACCTGTTGCTGAGTTGATTGCTAAAGAGACAGACCCAGTTAAACTTCGTCGTCTATTTGGTCGTAAATTAGATGATAGTATGATTGCAGAATTAACTAAGGCTGAGTCAGTAGATGATGTGTTTAAAGTCTTTGCTAACGAATTAGTTCCTGGTGGAGACGCTCTTAAGATTAAGCAATCACTATCTGCTGGCGTAAAGATTGCTACTAACCCTGCTGCACGTATGCTTCCTATGGTTAATACAGATGCAGTAAGGTATGCAGAAAACATTAATAAGGCTTTTGGGCGATTCTATATTCGTTCAACAGCACTTAACCTTAATGATATTACTGCAGTTAATAATGGTATTGAAGACTGGATTAGTTCAGTAGGACTAACATCTAGATTTGGCAAGATTATTGCTAAAGGTACTCAAGAAAAAATTATTGCTGATACTCAACGCGCTATATTTGCTGCTACTACAAATGCTGAACGTGCTGCTGCCGTTTCTAATGGTATTGGAAACATAGTTGAAGAAGTTGCTAGAACACTTCCTAATATGACAGCAGAAGATATTAAAGCATTGCGTAATGTTGTTAAAATTAATGGCAAAGAGGAAGCAATCATTGCTTCTTATTCACTTGGTAATGTGCTTGGCAATAAAGGTGCAGGGCTTATTGTTACAGAAAGAAAAAATATCCGCCTTGAAAAAGGTATCCTTGAATCACAATTAGTTCATGATGTTATTAACCTACCTGATACACGTGCATTCAATAAAGCAGTAGTTGGTTATAAAACTAATATGCCTTTATTTGGAAAAGCAAGGTCCGCAAAAGTTCTTCTT